GCCGTGAAGCTGAGCGAACCCCTCAACCAGCGCATCACCTTCCTGGCGCGGGCCGCCGGAGACGACGCGCACGGCCAGCCCAACGGCGCCTGGGCCGAGGTGGGCACCGATCCCACCGTCTGGGCCCGCAGCGCCGGCGTCAGCAGCCGCGACATGGCCTTCGCCGCCGGCCACGTGGCCACGGTCGATGCCAAGTGGATCGTGCGCTACCGCGCCGACGTGCTGCCCGCCTGGCGCGTGCAGTGGAACGGCGACACCTACGCCATCGTCGGCGAACCGGCGCCGCTGGCCGGCGGCACTGAATGGCTGGAGATCCGCGGCCGCAAGGTGGTGGGCTCATGAGCGGCTTCAAGATCACGGTGGACTTGAGCCGGCTCGGCATGCAGGAGCTGGCCGACGGCGCCGAGGCCGCCACCCGCCCCGCCGCGCAGGCCGGTGCGCAGGTCTTCTACGACCAGGTCAAGACCAACGTGCGCGCCATCGGCCACGTCACCGGCAACCTCGACGGCAGCATCTACCAGGTCTACAGCCGCGACAACAGCAGCCCGGTGCGGTCGGAGTACCACATCAGCTGGAACCGGCGCAAAGCCCCGCACGGCCACCTGGTGGAGTTCGGCCACGTGCAGCGCTACGTGGTCTACATCGACAGGCGCGGCCAGTGGAAGACCCTGGTGCGCCCCGGCATGCAAGGCAAGCCCAAGCCCAAGCGCAGCGCCCCGCGCCAGGTGAAGGATGCCTACTACGTGCCGCTCAAGAACGGCCCGCGCCTGGTGGGCGCGCGCAGCTTCGTGCGCAGCGCCGTGACACCCGCCACCACCCGGCGCGCCAGCAACGCCATGGTCGACCGCTTCTGGTTCGAGCTGGAACGCAGGGGCCTGCTGTGAGCCTGGAAACCGACGTCGTCGCCGTGCTGCAGGGCCAGTGCCCGCGGGTGCACCCCGTGACCGCATCGGTCAACGAGGCGCGGCCGTTCGTCACCTGGCAGCACCTGGGCGGCGACCCGCTGCGCTACGTGGACGGCGCGGCCGCCGCGCAGCGCCAGGCGCTGCTGCAAGTCAACGTGTGGGCCGAAGGCCATGCGCAGGCCCTTGCGCTGATGCTGGCCATCGAGACGGCGCTGTGCGGCGCCGCCACCTTCGTCTGCAACCCCTTGTCCGCGCCGCGCGGCGCCTTCGGCGACGCCGTGGAGCCCCCGCTGTACGGCCTGCTGCAGGAGTTCATGGTCCTCGGCACGCGCTGACAGCCGAAGGCCAGCACCGCACACCGCCACCGCAACACATCGGCCCTCGTCACCCAGGCCGCCCCGGGCAACCGGAGGCGGCCTTTTTCATGCCCCGCAAGGGCGTCACCACCACCTGGAGCCCTCACCATGGCACAAGTCCCGACCGGTACCACGTTCTACATCGGCAGCGCCTACGGCGCGGCCAAGAACACCACGGTAGTCACCAACGCATCCGAGGCCGTCGTCACCTCGGCATCGCACGGCTACAGCAACGGCGACGTCGTCGAAGTCACCAGCGGCTGGGGCCGGCTCAACCTGCGCAGCTTCCGCATCAAGAGCGTCACCACCGACACCTTCGTGCTCGAGGGCGCCGACACCAGCAGCACCACGTTCTTCCCGTCCGGCAGCGGCATCGGCAGCGTGCGCAAGGTGAGCACCTTCACGCAGATCCAGCAGGTGCTGGGCATCGATTCCTCGGGCGGCGACCCGAAGAACGTGAACTACAAGTACTTCGAAAGCGACGTCGAGTACAGCATCAACGACGGCTTCGCCGCGCAGAACATGACGCTGCAGCTCGATGCCGACTCCATCAGCACCGCCGGCTACACGGCGCTCAAGAGCCTGACCGACGTGCAGACCAACACCTGCCTGAAGATCAGCTCGCGCAACGGCGCCGTGATCTACATGCCGTGCACCGTGGCGCTGAACGAGGCCGTGCAGATGCAGGACGGGCAGATCAACCGCGTGGCCGCCGCCTTCAACGGCATCGGCCGCCTGGTGCGCTACGCCAGCTGATCCGCGCATGGCCAAGATCCGGCTGGGGGCGCGGCCCAAGACGTTCGCGCACACCGTCACCGTGCCCATGCCCGAGGGCGGCTCGGCCAGCGTGCAGATGCAGTACCGCTACCGCACCCGCAGCGAGTTCGGCGCCTTCGTCGACTCGCTGGTGCGCAGCGCCGGCGCCCCCGCGCCGGCCAGCCAGGGCGACGCCGACGTGCAGTTCAGCCTGCGCCAGGCGCTGGAGGCCACGCGCGACACCAACGCCGACTACATCCTGCAGATCGCCGACGGCTGGAACCTCGACGAGCCCTTCGACCGCCCCAGCGTCGTGCAGCTGTGCGACGAGCTGCCCGGCGCGGCCTTCGCCATCATCGACGCCTACCGCGGCGCGCTGACCGAAGGCCGGCTGGGAAACTGATGCAGGCCGCCCGGGCGGCCTACAGCAAGGACGACCAGGTCTATGCCGCCTTCGGTCTGCAGCCCGGGGACTATGACGACGCCTTCGAGGTCTGGCCCGACAACTGGCGCGCCTGGTCGCTGTACGTGGAGCTCAGCGGCCAGTGGCGCGTGGGCTTTGGCGGGCGCTACGCGCTGGACTACGGCGCCCTGTTCGCGCGCATGGATCGCCTGCGCCTGGCCGATGCCGAATGGGAAGCCCTGTTCGCCGACGTGCGCGTGATCGAGCGCGCCACGCTGGAAGAGATGGCCAAGGCCGACAGATGACCATTGCAGCACCCATCACCGGGGACACCGCTTGAGCGACGACCAGCGCCCAGTCATCATCAAGCCCACCATGGACGCCAGCGGCGTCCGCCCGGGTGCGGACCAGGTCGAGAAGACCGTCCGCGACATGGCGCAGACCATCAGCGCCGAAGGGGCCAAGGCCGGGCAGGGTGTCGAGCGCATTGGCGACGGTGCCAAGCGCGGCGCCGACGCCACCCAGCGCGAAACCGGCCGCATGATCGCCGCCGTGCAGCGCCTGCAGGCCGAGACCGCTGCCGGCGGGCGCAACACCGCCGCCTACTTCGACGAGATCGCGCGGCTGCGCGGCCTCGACGCCGACCGCCTGCGCCCCTACATCGACGGCCTGCGCGCTGCCGAGTCGGCGCAGAAGGCCGCCGCCAAGTCGCTGGACGGCATCGGTGTGTCGGCCAAGCAGACCACCGCCGCGCTGCGCCAGGTGCCCGCGCAGTTCACCGACATCGTCACCAGCCTGGCCAGCGGCCAGCAGCCCCTCACCGTGCTGCTGCAGCAGGGCGGCCAGCTCAAGGACGTGTTCGGCGGCGCCGGCGCGGCTGCGCGCGCGCTGGGCGGCTACGTGCTGGGCCTCATCAACCCCTTTACCGTGCTGGCCGCTGCGGCGGCGGCCGCGGCCTACGGCTTCGTCGCCGGCAGCCGCGAGGCGCAGGAATACGCCCGCGTGCTGGTGCTCAGCGGCAACGCCGCCGGCGTCACCGCCGACCAGCTCTCCGACATGGCGCGCGCCGTCGCCTCCGTCGGCCAGTCCACGCAGGGCCGGGCGGCCGAGGTGCTGGCGCAGATCGCCGCCTCCGGCGACGTGGGCGCCTCCAGCCTGCAGCGCTTCACCCAGGCCGCCATCGAGTTCGAGCGCGCCGGCGGCCAGGCCGCCGAAGAGACGGCCAAGGCCTTCACCGAGCTGGCGCGCGACCCGCTGCAGGCCAGCCTGAAACTCGCCCAGGGCACCAACTACCTCACCACCGCCACGGCCGAGCACATCAAGGCCCTGCAGGAGCAGGGCCGCCACGTGGAGGCCGCGCGCGCCGCGCAAGACGCCTACGCCGACGCCATCGAGGCGCGCACACCCCAGCTCGTCGCCCGCCTTGGCTATGTCGAGCGAGCCTGGCTCGCCGTCAAGGACGCCGCCAAGGCCGCCGGCGATGCCATCAAGGAGGTGGGCCGCGCCGACACCACCGGCACCCAGATCAACGTGCTGCGCCAGCGCATCGAGGCCATCCAGGCCGGGCGTGCGCGCACCTATGTCGGCGAGCAGGCGCAGCTGCAGGCCCAGCTGCGCGCGCTGGAGCAGGGCTCCAGCTACGAGGCCCTCAGCGCCTACTACCAGGGCGAGCAGGCCCGCCTGCGGGCGGCCAACGTGCAGTGGCTCAAGGAGGGCGAGAAGTACCTCAGCGCCACAAAGCGGCTCGAGCAGGAGGTGCTGCGCATCCGCCAGGAGGGCGAGGCCGCCGGCCGGCCCGAGCGCGAGATCGCCGAGCGCATCGCCGCCGCGGTCGACCGCGCCCCCAAGCCGCCCAAGGCGCGCGAAGACAACACCGCCGAGCGCGAGCGCGAGCGCAGCCTGGCTCAGCAGGCCCGGCTGCTGGCTGAGCTGTCCGGCGTCACGGCCACCTACGTGCAGGATCTGGGCGCGCTGGATGCCATGCGCCGCGCCGGCCTGCTCACCGAGCAGCGCTACGTCGAGCTGGTGCAGGAGCTCATCAGCCGCCAGCCCGCCGTGCGCCAGCAGGCCCAGGCCAGCGCCAAGGCCGCCGAGGACGAGGCGCGCGCCGTGGCCAAGTCTGCGCGTGAGCACGAGCAGCGCCTGGCCACCATCGACCGCGAGGTCGACGCCAGCCAGCGCACCCTGCGCCAGATGCGGCTGGAGCTCATCGAGCTCACCGCCGGCAAGCAGGCCCGGCAGGAGGTCGAGCAGCTCGAGCGCGAGCGCCTGGCCCTGGCCTACGAGCAGGCCGCCATCGAGGAATCGGCCGACGCCGATGCGCAGGAGCGCTACCGCCGCCTGGCCGAGCAGCTGCGAGAGGAGATCCGCCTGCGCCGCGAGGTGGCCACCGCCGCCGCATCCGCCGAGGTGGCCAAGGAGAACGAGCGCGCCGCCAAGGACGCCCAGCGCGAGTGGGAGCGCGCCGCCGACCAGATCGGCCAGAGCCTGGCCGACGCCATCTTCAAGGGCGGCAAGGATGCCGGCGACCTGCTGGCCGACTACTTCCGCACGCTGGTGCTCAAGCCCATCATCGAGGCATCCATGCGCCCCATCGTGGACGCGCTGGGCAGCGCCTTCGGCCTGAAGGGCCCCGCCGCGTCGGGCGCCGGCGGCGCCGGTGGTGCGGGTGGCACGCTCGGCTCGTTCGGCTCGCTGGCCTCGTCCATCAACCTTGGCTCGCTGCGCGCCTATGCCACCGCGCTGGGCACCAACATCGCCGCCATCAGCCTGGGGC